GACGAAACTGAGAGTGTAGAAGTTGAGTCTAATGGAGATGAAATAGATATTGAAATTGAAGACGATACCCCAGAAGAAGACCGTGGTAGAGTCCCAGCCGATCCTGAAAAAGTAAAAGCTTTGGAGGTTGAGGTTGATGAATTAGATAAATACAGTAAAGATGCTAAAGAAAAGATGATTCAAATGAAGCGCATCTGGAACGATGAGCGCCGTAGAGCTGAATCCGCTGAAAGAGAGCGTAGTGCAGCAATTGATGCAGCGCAAAAACTGTATGAAGATAACAAACGTATGCGTGGAATGATTGAAAGTGGACAAACAGAATATGTGTCTGCTGTAAAAAATTCTACTGAAATGCAATTAGACATGGCTAAAAAAGCATATCGTGAAGCTTATGATATGGGAGATTCTGAGAAATTAATAGATGCTCAAGAGGCAATGACTAAAGCAACAATGGCCTTAGAAAGAGTAAACAACTTTAGAGTACAAATTCCTGAAGAGAGTTATGAGCCTCAGCGGGAAACACCTAGAGTTGCAAAACCAGATGATAGGGTGTTACAATGGCAGAAAGCAAACTCTTGGTTCGGACAGGACGAAGAAATGACAGCTTCAGCACTTGGGTTACACGAAAAACTCAAGAATCAGGGCGTAGTAATAGGCTCTGAGGAATATTATGCAAAGTTAGACTCAACAATGCGTAAGAGATTTCCAGAAGGTTTTGAACAGGAACGGGAAGACATCCCAAGAAAATCCACAGTAGTAGCCCCAGCAACTAGGTCAACCGCGCCTAAAAAAGTGAAATTAAAAACCTCACAAGTAGCCTTGGCTAAAAAACTTGGATTAACACCTGAACAATATGTAAGAGAACTTTTAAAATTGGAGGCCTGACATGGCACAAGAGAAATTAAGTAGAGATTTGCAAACCAGAGAACTTACAGAGCGCCCTAAGCAGTGGATGCCTCCGGAACTTCTCCCCGAGCCTGACAGACAGGAAGGTTTTGCATATCGTTGGATTCGTGTTTCAACACTAACTAATTCTGACCCTCGTAATATTTCAGCGAAATTTAGAGAAGGTTGGGAGCCAGTAAGTATTGAAGAACAACCAAAATTTAAACTGTTAGCTAATACCGATGGAAAGTTTAAAGACAACATTGAGATTGGCGGGTTATTACTTTGCAAGACTCCGAAAGAATTTGTTGATCAGCGTACAAAGTACTATGATAAACAAACACAAGATCAGACGGAAGCTGTAGATAATAATTTAATGCGTCAAAGTGATCCTAGAATGCCGCTCTTTAAAGAGAATAAATCTACGACTACATTTGGCAAAGGTACTTAAACTTTTTTTAATGGAGAATTAAATGGCTTATCCTATCGTTAGTGCGCCTTACGGCATTAAGCCCGTTAATTTGATCGGTGGTCAAGTATTTGCTGGGTCTACACGCAATTTGCCTATAGCCTACAACTACGGAACCGCTATCTATTACGGCGATCCTGTGCAAATAACTGCTGGTTACGTTGTTATCGCCCCCGGCGGTGCATCTTTAACTGGCGCTTCATATCTCAAAGGTACTGTTGGTATCTTCTTGGGATGTTATTACACCAACCCAACTACTAAGCAACGTCAATATGCTCAGTACTATCCCGGCTCAGTATTAGCTGGCGATATCACTGCTATTGTTGCTGATGATCCAGATCAAGTGTTCCAAGTTGCAGTTACTGCAGCCGCTGGTAGCACAACAATCGCTTCATTGTCACAAGGTATGGTTGGTAACAACGTAGCTGGTAATACTTTAACTGGCTCTGCATCTACTGGTAACTCTTCTGCCGCTGTTGTTGCTTTGGCGACTACAACTGCTATTGGTTCCGGTGGTGTATGGCGTATTATCCAGTTAGTTCCTGATACACAAATTAGCACTTCAGCTACTTATGTTTCTGGTGCTACCACAACTTCATTGGTTGTTTCTGGTTTAACAGTAGGACAAGTAATTCCTATTGGTACAGATATTTTCCAATTGGTTAATGGTCAGTTACAGAGCATTGTCTCAGTAGTAACAACCGCAGCAACCGTCACGACAACAGGCAGTACAACACTGACAGTTACAGCTTCATCCGTAACTCCATCAGCAAGTGCTACTCTTGTTTTAGTTCAAACCCCAGAAGTGCTCGTGAAATTCAATCAAGGTGTTCACGACTACTACTCAGCTTAATCTAGGAGATATTTAAATGGCTATTTCTCGTGCACAACTACTGAAAGAGTTGCTCCCCGGATTGAATGCTTTGTTCGGTTTGGAGTATGCTCGCTATGGTGAAGAACATAAAGAGATTTATGAAACAGAAACCTCTGAGCGTTCTTTTGAAGAAGAAACAAAACTGTCTGGTTTCTCAGCCGCCCCTGTCAAAAACGAAGGTCAAGCTATTCGTTACGACAACGGTCAAGAAGCATGGACAGCTCGCTACAATCACGAAACTATCGCCCTTGGCTTTAGCTTGACTGAAGAAGCAATTGAAGATAACCTCTACGATTCTTTATCAGCTCGCTACACTAAAGGTTTAGCTCGTGCTATGGCATACACTAAGCAAGTTAAGGCTGCTGCTGTAATTAACAACGGATTTAACAACGGTTATCAAGGCGGTGACGGTGTTTCATTATTTAACACTTCACATCCATTGATTAACGGTGCTGTTAACGGAAACACTCCAACCACTGCTGCTGACTTGAATGAGACTTCTTTAGAGAATGCTGTTATTCAAATCGCTGCTTGGACTGATGAGCGTGGATTGTTAATTGCTGCTAAACCTAAGAAGTTAATTGTTCCACCTGCACTACAGTTCGTTGCTACTCGTTTGTTAGAGACTGAACTCCGTGTTGGTACAACTGATAACGATATCAACGCTATCAAGAACAATGGTTCTATTCCTGAAGGTTACACAATTAATCACTTTCTAACCGATGCAAATGGTTGGTATTTGACTACTGATGTACCTAACGGTATGAAGCACTTTGTACGTACTCCTTTGCAGAACAGCATGGACGGCGACTTTGATACAGGTAACGTTCGTTACAAGTCTCGTGAGCGTTATTCATTCGGCTGGTCTGATCCATTGGGTATGTATGGTTCACCCGGAGCTTAATACCTTAAGCACCTAGAAGAACCCGCTCACAAGGCGGGTTTTTTTATTTAAATAACTACCATAATATTTAAAAATATAGTATGATAAACACATCTGGGTAATACAGCTTATTAAACTGCCCCAGCAGACGATATACCGATTAATAGGCTTAACTTGTATATAGGAGAACTCTCATGGGTTTCGCTACACACTTAGGTCCTTGGTTATTAGGTACCGTTAAAAACACTACTGGCACAACTGCTGGCACAATCCGCAACATGGGCGCAACTATTGTTGCTCAAACCTATACGGCCCCTACTTCTGTTATATTGGCAAGCCCTACAGCACAGCAAATGTTTGTTTTACCTGCTGGCGCTAAAATTATTAACTTTGGTCTTGAAGTAAACGTTGCCTTGACCGGCGCAACTAACTGCGGAGTTACTATTGGTAGTGCTGGTACGGCTAACTTGTATATGGCTTCAGTCAACACCGGTACTTCAGCGGTTCAAACTTCCCCAGCTACTATTGCAGCGGCTACTTCAGGTGTTTATGACAGTATTGGTACAACTGATGCAATTGTTTATGGTACTTTTACCGCAGCTACTGCTGATGCTACTGCCGGAACAATTACTGTTACTGTTACATACATTGTTCGTGGTTCTGATGGCGCTGCTAACCCAAGCCAGTCGTAATTAATCAAGGGGGCTACGGTCCCCATTAAACTTTAGGAGATTAATTATGAGTATGCAAACAGATGTTAAATCAGCGCACCGTAGCACTGCTGGTTCATATTATGCAGGGCGTACACGTTTAAAATCTTTTGTGGTTACACCTGCTGTATCTACTGCGGCTACATTTGAAATTCGTGATGGCAGCGCAACAGCTCCAGTTTTGTTCACAATGGACATTGCAAGTCTTGGCACACCAAACTCCACTTATATTCTTATACCCGGCGAGGGCGTTTTAGCTACCACTGGACTATATTTAACTTTAAGTGTTGGTTCTGTAACCGGTATTACTATTTTTTATGGGTGATCAATGTGGCTACTAAGAAGAAAGGACCCAGCCTTGCAATTGGAAGAGGCGAAAAACTCCCGGTTTCTAAGGGGGCTGGACTTACTGCTAAGGGTCGGGCAAAGTATAATGCGGCGACTGGGGCGAACTTAAAAGCTCCACAACCTGAAGGCGGACCTCGCAAGAAGTCCTTTTGCGCAAGGATGAGTGGAATGCCCGGACCTATGAAAGATGAAAAAGGCAGACCAACACGTAAAGCTGCAAGTTTAGCAAGGTGGAAATGCTAATGGAAATTAAAGAAATATTAATGTTGTGGAATATGGGATTAACTCTTATCATGGGAGTTGTAGGCTTTTTCCTAAAGGAGAAATTCAATGAAATTCAGCGTATTACTATCTTGCTTAACAGAACCCGTGAAGAAGTGGCAGGAAACAACGTCACTAAAGCAGAGATGGAAAAACTTGTTGAACATATGGATTCAAGGTTTAACAGAATTGAAGACAAAATTAACCAACTTATGGCGAGATAAAAATGGATGATATATTTAAATACGGTTTAGGCGCTATTGCTCCAATGATAGACAAACTTACTAGCAGTGGGATGTCACAAGAGCAAGTTGACGCACAAATCAAGGGTGCTTTAGACAAACAAAAAGCAGACCAAGAAAAAAGTATGGCTCAACAAGGTGCGGCAAAACCAATGGCAATGAAAAAAGGTGGTAAGGTGTCTCGTTCATCTGCATCTAAACGTGCCGATGGATGTGCGGTAAAGGGATTTACTCGTGCCTAGCACAAGTAAAAAGCAGCACAATTTAATGGCGGCAGTGGCTCATAATAAAGCTTTTGCCAAAAAGGTAGGCATTCCACAATCCGTGGGCAAAGATTTTAACGACGCCGACAAGGGCATAAAATTTGGAAAAGGTGGTGAAACTATGAAACAAGTTGATATGAAAAAAAATCCGGGTATGGCTAAGTTACCTACGGCGGTACGTAATAAAATGGGCTTCATGAAAAAAGGCGGTACAGCTATGGACGCCAAAGAAGACATGAAGATGGATAAGAAAGTCGTTAAAAAAGCTATTAGTATGCACGACAAGCAACAACACGGCGATAAAAAGACTGACTTGGCTACTCTTAAAAAAGGTGGTATGGCTGTAAAGAAGATGGCTGGTGGCGGTTTAGCTGCTGGACATAAAGCCGCTGATGGCGTTGCTACTAAAGGCAAAACTAAAGGCACAATGATTAAGATGTCTAAAGGTGGGAGATATTGCTAACATGACGCCAGCAGAACAAAAAGCGTATTACGCTAAAAACAAAGCCGCTGGTGATGCAGCCAGTAAAGCATATGAACAAAGACTTGTAGATAAATACAAGAAAGAAAACGCAGAGTCAGGTGCAGCAGCGATTAAAGGCATGGAAGAAGGACGTATGGACCAAATGGGTAATGCATATAAAGCTGGTGGTCATGTACAACATAAAGACATGGTTAAAAAACACGCAGCTGGATTTAAACATCACTCTGATCATGTTAAAGCTATGTGCGGTGGTGGTATGACTAAAAGCAAGAAAATGAAATCAGGCGGGATGTGCTAAATGATGGCCTCTCGTGGAATGGGTGCAATAAGTCCATCTAAAATGCCTAGTGGAAAACGTAAGCCTCGGAAAGATAATACCGATGTTATGGAATATGCTGAAGGTGGAAAGGCTGGACTTTATGAAAATATTAATGCAAAGCGTAAGAGGATTGCTAAAGGTTCTGGCGAGAAGATGCGCAAGCCGGGAGCTAAAGGCGCCCCCTCCAATCAGGATTTCATTAATTCAGCAAAAACGGCTAAAAAGAGGTAATAATGGCGTATACGTCAGGAACCAGCGTATTTAATTTAGACCTTACTGAATTAGTTGAGGAAGCTTTTGAGCGTTGTGGATCACAGCTTCGTACTGGTTATGATTTAAAAACAGCTCGTCGTTCACTTAATTTAATGACTATTGAGTGGGCTAACCGTGGCATTAATCTTTGGACTGTTGAAGAAACAAGCATTCAACTAACAACTAACCAAGGCATTTACGCTGTTCCTGTTGATACAATAGATATCCTTGACCTTGAAACTCGTACCAATAATGCAAGCACTTCCAACCAAACTGATATTAATCTCAGCCGTATATCTGAGCCTACTTACGCTACTATCCCTAATAAGCTTACAACTGGAAGACCCGTACAAGTTTATTTTAATAGACAGTCAGGTAATTCAGATGTTTCTGAGTATTTATTAAAAACAAGTATTAGTGCAACTGATACAACAATCACATTAAAGACCGCAACTAATGCGGATATTACCAACTTAGATTTACGTTCTACTGGTTTTATTCAGATTGGTTCTGAGACTATTGCATACACAAATATTATAGGAAACCAGTTACAGAATTGCTGGAGAGGGCAAAACAATACCGTAGCCGCAGCACATACAGCTAACGATGCAATTACTATTCAGTACCTTCCTTGTTTAAACATTTGGCCTACTCCTGATGGCGGCGGCGGTCCTTACACGTTAGTTTATTGGCGTATGCGTAGACTTCAAGACGCAGGAACTGGTGTTAATATCCAAGACGTGCCGTTCAGATTTATTAACTGTTTAGTTGCAGGTCTATCTTATTTAATGAGCGTAAAAATACAAGGCACAGACCCCAATAGAGTATTGTTTTTGAAGCAGGATTATGAGGAGCAATTTGCTTTAGCGGCTCAAGAAGATAGAGAAACAGCGCCAATTAGATTTGTACCACGTAATTTATTTTATTCAAGATAGGAAGTAATATGTCAGATATTGATGATTTGGATAATGAAAAGTTTAGAATTTGGGATAACCATAATAAATCATTTACTAGAGATAAAACATACGATACTAGAGAATCCGCTAGCCGTAGAGTAGATAATTTAGATAATAAATATGGTGGATATAGGTATAGTGTAAAAACAATTACGCCATCTTCTAGTGGCGGCATGGGTGGTGCTGGTGGTTTTGAAGATCCAATGAAAAAAGGCATTACAAATAAAATGCCTTCAATGAAAAAAGGCGGCAAGGTATCTTCTGCCTCTAAACGTGCAGATGGTTGCGCCATAAGAGGAAAGACTCGTGCCTAGTAATTTTGCATCGGGTAAATATGCAATTGCCGAATGTGATCGTTGTGGTCAAAGGTATAAGCTTGTAGATTTAAAAAAGTTGACGATTAAGACTAAGCAGGTCAGTATTAAAGTATGTAGGGAATGTTGGGAACCAGATCAGCCACAGTTGCAATTAGGTATGTATCCTGTTAATGACCCGCAAGCGGTACGGGAGCCAAGACCGGATGTAAGTTATTATGGTTCTGGTTTAACTGGGTTGCAAACATTAAATGGTAATGGTACAGGTATTGATCAGAATGGTTATCCAGCTGACGGTAGTAGACAGATTCAATGGGGTTGGTCGCCTGTAGGGGGTTCTTTTGGATTTGATAGAAATTTAACACCCAATTCTTTATTAGGAATTGGTACAATTAACAGTGTAACTGTAACAGTAAATTAAGGAGTTTAAAATGGGATATAGATCAGCTGCTGATGGTATTACAAAAAAAGGAAAAACTAAGGGTAAAAATCTTGGTGATTCTGGACCTACTGCTAAAATTGAAAACGGACCAATTAAAAATGGCGTTGGAAAAACCAATGCTAATATGAAATTTATGGGACGTAACCTAGCTAAAGTTGCCGCTCAAAGGGGAAGATAATGGCTAAATTTTCTAAAAAAGTAATGGGTAAAGAAGTTGGTCAAGCATCAGTATATGCAGAGCCACATACTATGGACGGTAAGCCAATGAAAACTGTTGATATAGGTTATAAAACTGACCCAAACTCAATGAGTGCTGTTGAGACTACTCCGGGTGGAATGCCAGCTATGCGTGTTAGCGCAGGTAATCCTGCGTCAAAACAGATAAATAAAAATGGTGAAATGAAAATCCGTGGTACTGGCGCAGCTACTAAAGGTGTTATGTCAAGAGGACCGATGGCGTAATGAACTTATTTGGCATAATCTATCTTGCAACCAATATATATAATGGTGAACAGTATGTTGGGCAAACTTGCCAAAAATTAAAAAGACGTTTAACAAACCATAAAGCATCTATTGGTAAAATTAAAACAAAGTTTTCGTTAGCAATGAGTCAATATGGTTTTAATGCATTTAAGTTTGAAGAAATATTTATAGCTTTTGATGAAAAATCATTACATGAAACAGAAAAGTTAATTATTAATGATTTAAATCCTGCATATAATATGACTAAAGGCGGAAGTGGTGTAAAAGGACTTAAGCAGTCCATAGAGTCAGTAAGTAAAAGAAGTGTTGCAATGAAAAAACTTTTACAAAGTTCTGAGATGAAATCCAAGTGGGCTAAAGTTCAACTTGGTAGAAAACACCCCAAAGAAGAGGTATTAAGAACTGCTAAAGCCAAATGGAGACCTGTATACTGCAAAGAACTTGAAACATCTTTTTTAAATCAAAAATTTGCTGCAGATTATTTTAATACTGGCACACCAAACATATCGCAATTAATTAAAAATAAAGGCAAAGTAAAAAATATTTATACTTTGGTCAGGGTGATTTAAATCAATTACGTTCAACTTTCACAAGCAATACAAGATTATAGCGAGAATACAGAAGCACTATTTATCGCTAATATTCCTACGTTTGTACAGCAAGCAGAAGAGCGTATTTTTAACACCATTCAGTTCCCATCTTTACGCAAGAATGTAACAGGGACTTTGACTACAGGTAATCAGTACTTGTCTTTACCTAATGATTTCTTATCCACATACTCTATTGCAATTTATACGACCAATTACACTACTGTTCCGTACACGTACTTACTTAACAAAGATGTTAACTTTATAAGAGAAGCGTATCCTAGTCCTACGGTAGCTAATCGTGGTGTACCTAAGTATTATGCGTTGTTTGGTCCGACTTACAATAACACCAATGAGTTATCTTGTATTCTTGGACCGACTCCAGATTCTGATTACAATGCAGAATTGCATTACTTCTTCTACCCGCCATCAATTGTTCAGGGCATTATCACAGGTTCTGGGTCTATTACACCCGGTTCAGGATACACTAACGGTACATATGAGAACATTGCTGTTACAGGCGGTTCTGGGCAGAATGCTACAGCTACTATAACTGTTGCTGGCTCTGTTGTTACAGCGTTTACTATTAATAATGGTGGTCAGTTTTATGTGGTGGGTGACACCATAAGTTTTGCATCATCTAGTATTGGCGTAGGTACAGGCTCAGGGTTTTCCACTACAGTAACGGCTGTTAATAATTCAACTGGAACTTCGTGGCTTGGGGATAACTTTGACCCCGTACTCTTGTATGGCTCTATGCGTGAAGCAATGTTGTTTATGAAGGGCGAAGCCGATTTAGTAAATTACTACGAGCAAAAATACCAAGAAGCTGTTGGATTGGCTAAACGTCTTGGTGATGGTCTTGAGCGAGGTGATGCGTACCGTGATGGTCAAACTAAACTTAATGTTAGTGGACCGGTCTCATGAGCATAGTTCAAGGTCAGACTACATTATTTAAAACTAACGTACTTAGTGCGTTAGAGAACTTTGCTGTTGGTACACCTTATACATATAAGTTAGCTTTATATACCGCTAATGCTACACTAAATAACTCAACCACCGCATACACATCTGTGGGCGAATCTTCTGGCGGTAACTACGCTCCAGGCGGACTACCTTTAACAATTACTTATCCTCCTACTGGAGACCTTTCAAATAACGTTGCTTGGGTATCATTTGGCAACTTAACTTGGACTGGAACTATTACTGCAAGGGGTGCACTAGTTTATAATAGCACTACCGGAGCAGCGTGTTTTGTGTTAAATTTTGGTAACGATGTTACAAGTACCAATAGCTTTACCGTAACGTTCCCAACACCGGGTTCAACTACAGCTGTTTTAACGATTTCTTAGGAGTTAATATGCATAAAGAATATGGAAGCTGCGGTGATAACGCTGTAGCTACACTACAAACAAACGCCAGTATCCCAGAAGGAATGATACAAGATGGGCACTACCACGTGGTATGTCGTGATGCTCAGGGCAATCTTAAATGGGAAGAAGAGTTTCCAAACTTAGTTGTTCAAGGTGGTAAAGAGTTAATGCTCAATACATTACTGCGTACTTCAGGCACATACACAACTGTCGGACCGTTCTTAGGCTTAACTAAAGTTACTCTGACTCCAGCTGCTACGGATACAATGACTACTTTAGTAACTACAAATGCGGCTGAGTTTACTAACTATACAGTGGGTGGTTCAGCAATTCGTGGAACAGCAGTATTTGGTGCGGCTACTTCAGCAGGTTCAACACCGTCTAATATATCTACATCTACGGCTACTGCGGTTACTTATACAATTACAGGCGCTGGTGGTACAGTTTATGGTTGTTTCTTAGTAACAGGACCCGGTGCTGTAAGTACTCAGTCTAGTACGGCAGGTACTTTGTATTCTGAAGGTAACTTTGCTACTGCTAAGGTCACGACTGCTGGCGATACTGTTTCTGTAACTTATAGTACTACCGCTACTTCTTAAGGAGTCCTAAATGGCTCTAGTTGTTTATGACCGAGTACAACAGACGGGTACGGCTAACACTACAGTTAGCTTTACTCTAACAGGCTCAGTCTCAGGTTACCAATCATTTGCCGTTGTAGGTAACGGGAATACTACTTACTATGCTGCTACAGATACAACAGGCAACTATGAAGTAGGTGTTGGTACATACGCAACTGGCGGGACATTAACTCGTACAACTATTTTAGCTTCTAGTAACTCAGGTAGTGCAGTTACATTTAGTGGAGCCGTTACCGCATTTGTTACATATCCAGCAGGGAAGTCTGTTAACTTAGATGCTTCAGGCAATGTTACTGCTTTAGGTACAATCACTTCGGGTGTTTGGAACGGAACAACAATACCTGTGGCTTATGGTGGTACTGGGGTTACATCATCTTCAGGCGCTAACTCAGTTATGTTGCGGGATGCTAATCAGAACGTATCCATTAATAGACTTAACCAATCCAATACCAACACAACAGCAGCTGCGGGAGTAACAGTATTAACTGCGGCTTCAAGTTATTCACAGACTTTAGTAGGTACGGGCACTCAGACTTATAGGATGCCTGATGCAACCACATTAACAACAGGTGTAGCTTTTGGGTTTAACAACAACGCTACTGGTACGTTAACACTTCAAGACAGTGCGTCTGGTTCAATCGGTACAATTACTTCGGGTGGCGCTGTTGAGCTTGTTTTGTTAGATAACAGTACAGTTGCTGGAACATGGGATTATCACGGATACTTACCTGAGAACGTTACTTGGGGTACAAACGCTTTAGCTTTAGGTTCTACTGTAATTACAGGTGGTACATGGCAAGGTGGCACAATTCAGTCGGGTTATGGCGGTACAGGCTTAACTACGTTTAGTGCGGCTAATAATGCTCTGTACTCAACATCGGCTAGTACTTTAGTGGCTGGCACATTACCTGCGGCAGCGGGTGGTACTGGACTTACTTCACCGGGCACTGCTGGTAATATATTAACTTCTAACGGTACTGCATGGACTTCAGCGGCAAACACAGCGGCAACAGCAGACCAAGCGTACTTTTTATCTTTTATGATGGGCTAATATGGCAACTTATACAAATATCTCTTATGTAGCCAAGAACGTTGGCACATCCGCATCAACATTAACTACGGTAGCTAGTGCAACAACTGCGGCTATAGCGAGCTTAATTGTGTCAAATACAACGGCTTCTCCAATTACAACTAGCGTTTACTTCACTCGTTCTGCTGTGGATTATTATTTGGTATATCAAGCGACTGTACCTGTTGGTGGTTCTTTAGAAGTGATTCAAGGTAACCGAGTTGTATTAATTGCATCTGACGCTCTTAAAGTAATAAATAGTGCGGCATCTTCCGGTGATTGTGTAGCATCAGTCTTATTGGCGGCTTAATATGGCATACGTAGGCAACGACTTAACTGTACAACAATACGCTCCTCAGATAGCTTATTTCTCTGGGAATGCTTCAACTACGGCTTTTACTTTGCCTCAAGCGGTTGTAAGTTCTGCACAGATACTTGTCTTTGTTGCTAACGTCCCTCAGAACCCATCAAGTGCATACACAGTATCAGGAACAACCTTAACGTTTACATCAGCCCCACCTACAGGTACAAATAACGTTTGGGTTGAATACACAAGTTTACAGACTAATACAGTAGTGCCAAGCTACGGCACTGTTGGACCATCACAGATTAATTCTGCTTATTCTTTATGGAATTTAAGTGGTTCAGATATTAACTACACGGCTGGTAATGTAGGAATAGGTACAAGCAGTCCTGCAACTAAATTAGATGTATATGCAGCTTCAGGCAACACAACTATGCAAATGCGTATTGGAAGTGGTTCACAAGCTAGTGTAAAAGCAGTCAAT